GTCGGCGTCATTCTTGATCGTCACGTCGTTGGTCGAGCCTTGGCCTGTGAGAATGAGGCCCTCGGCGCTGGTATAGCCAATCGCTGCGCTATCCGATGCGGCAGTATCACCAGCAGGCTCAACGGTTCCGGTAGCCGTGACATTCCCCGTCACCGCAACACCGCCACCAGCCGTCAGTGCCCCGTCAATCGCGGCAGCACCTGTCACTTCTAAGGTGGTGATTTCCAGATTCGCCAACACGCCAGACACGGCAGCACCAGATCCGGCACCGTCGCTTCGGATAAGAGCCTGTTTGCCGTTTTGCAGGGTAAAGTTCGCGCCAGCCCCTTGGGAAAATATCAGACTGCGGGAAGCACTGAGACCGTTCTCGACAAAGATCAGCTTCTCCTGATCATTCGGAGAAAAGGTGACAGTGCAGTTTCCCCCGAGATCACCCCCGTCAACATACTTGATGGCCTTGTTCATGCCATCGGTAATGGCACCATCAGTGGTGGTGAGGGTAACCGAGGTGCTTCCAGCAGTAATGGAGACAAACCCGGATACTAGCGTGTCGACAATATCCATGTTCGTGTTGACGGTCGCGCCCCATGTGCCCGACTGTTCGCCACTACCGGGTTTTTCAATTCCAGAATTCGTGGTGTATGTTGATGCCATGTCCTTTACCTATGCTGCCATTTCTTCCCAGTCGGGGGTCTGACTTGTACTGATCGTACTCCAGCTTGGAGTTTGACCCGTGTCGATTAACGCCCAAACATTAACGCCGCTACCAATGCCGGTTGCTGCCAAGCCAGTGACCTCAATGGCCTGACTCACCCCTATCTGCCCGACGCCTCCCGTTCCGGCAAGCCCCGTAACGCTAAAGGTGGCTGCGCCCGTAGCAGTGACGGAGCCAACGCTACCTGTCCCCGCAACACCTGTCGCTGACACGGTTGCTGTTGCAGCAGCGGTAGCGGAACCAACGCTACCTGTCCCCGCAACGCCCGTAACGGAAACATCAATTGCCACACTCGCCGTGACGGAGCCAACGGCACCCGTTCCGGCAACGCCCGTAACTTCAACGGGAAGGGGATCATCCCAAGCCCCGCTGCTCCATGCCCCCCGTGACCAACCGGCAATAATCGCCATGACTTACTCAGGCAATACGGATGATTGCGTTGCTCGCGTCTGCCGCAGGAAACTGAACCGTGAAATCACCGGCAGTGGAGGCCTTGTCTGCCCCGAAATCCAGAACCAGACAGGTCGGATCTCCACTGGCTGTATCATTATACAGCAAAGCGCCACGGGCAGTGATCGTAGCGCTGCTCCATGTCGTGTCGGCGAAATCGGTTAGAGCGGTCGTACCACTCGTTGTCGGGTCAACTCTTGTTAATGAGTTCCCCTTCGCGGTGTAGTTGGTGCCGCTCACCTCATTGGTCGAAGTGTATGCAGTGGTCGCGGCAGTAAAGGTAGCGCTATTCGTGTAGAGAGCGAGCCTGAACGTGTCGCCGCCNCTGTTCAGGAAGTCGTGCTTCGCCTCCAGCAACTCCTTCTTGAAGCTCGTACACATAAAGTTTCCNTCAAAAGCCATATCAGGCCCTCCTNAGCAAATCAGTTAATTCCTCATAGCCCCCCTTGGAGACTATCTGNACNCAACGGTCCCTTTCCGAACGCATTGCCTCCTCGACATAGTGATGAACAACCACCGCTATGCGCTCTCTAAACTCCTCNGCCTGTTGCTGTATGGCNGGAGGAGCNNCCGCACTNACATACATAATTTTTCGACAGCACAATTCCGTGATCTGTTCTGCCGACAAGCCTCCGTTCTGGCTCGTCTCGACCACCACGGGCTTGATCGCAGAGGCCTTTAGTTCGATCACCTAGCAGCACCCGTCGCTATCATCGCGGGGTCGTTCCTGTATAGATCCCTCTGATCATCGATCTGCCCGACTTTCTGTATCCCCTGCAATGCCGACCTGTAGCGGCTTTCATACAGGTTCATCAGATCCGCCTCCCCCTTCATAAAAGTGTAGGCCTCGACCAAGCACCCGTACAGAAGAACGGTGGACGCATTGTCGCCGATCCAAGTGGTGGTGGTGGAACTGGATATCTGCGCTGGCTTGGACTTGTAGTGAAGTTCCGTGACGTAGGAGGCGTCAGGCTTCGGAGCCAGAATGAAAGACGTGTCATTGAAATGCCCATAGTAACGGGGGGAGCCAGTCGAATCCGTATCCGGCGAGAACTCCCGCATAAAGGAAACATTCTTCGGGAGGAGATAGGTGTAGACATTGTCGCTGTCGATGGCGGCAAGAGAGAACGCGGTTAGAAAATCCGTCGGCTTCGTCAGATACGAATTTCCGCTCGTAATGGAGCCCGTAACATTCTTATGGAAAACGGGAAGATCTACATCGAAGAGAATTCTCTCCTCCGTCTGCCCGATAAAGTTGTCGATGTTGTTAACGAAGGTGGTCTCCGTGTTCTCGGTGTAGTCTTTGATGGCCTGAACGAGCGTGGAATAGTTCATCAGTTTATATAGCCCGATGGGCTCTCCTTCGCATTCAGTTCCAGCATCTTGAGAATGTATCTCGCNAAATAATCCGCATGCTCGGCNTCNACAAANCCATCAAACGAAACCTGAACCACAGGCCCGTCGAAGCTCGCACCAACCTCCACACAGTATTGAACACCGGGGAAATCAACGACCTTCTCTGTCATGTCAACCGTCATACAGACACCGTTACAGAACCCACCTCTCCCGTGGCCTCCGTGCTTGATTGCGTCGAGAAGCCATAAAGAAAAGCCAAGAGATTATGATCCCCCACGGGAGCCCAGTTCCACACTATATTGCGGGCGACTTTAAGGTTCAGGTCGGGGCGCGGCCCACGCAACGCCTGCGGATCATCAACTGGCAACTCACCGAGCATCAACTGCGGCTGATCTTGATCAAGCATTGATCGGCTAACTTTTAATCCCGTGTCCCGGCCTGCCACGATCTGGGGCACCAGATCCTTGAGCCTGTAGGTAAGGCCGCTACGGTCGCAAATTCCGAGAGCCAATTTCCCTGCTGCAAATGTAGCCATCACATATTCCCGTAACCGCCGGGAACCACCTGAAACGACGCCTTCACACGATCCTCCGCCGCACAATACGCAAACTGCTCATCGTAGATCGCCTTCAGGCCTTGAACTCTGTTGAGAGCCTCCGGCCTTTTCATGGAAATATAATAGGCAAGACCCGCCGTCAGGGCCGGGAGCCATCTGTCCGGGGCATCATAGGTGTTGGAACCGGCGGTCCCCACGTCCTGCACTCTCTTGATGCGCCAGTAGACTAGCGTGTAGGTCTCCGTGTCGTCGGGAACGGGCCACAAGGTGTACTGGGGAGAAGTGGTGCGCTGAAAATAGATCTGAAGAGGTTTCGCCTGCGTAAGTTTGTTGGGAATCGCAGCATATGTTGGCGGGCTAATTCTTGTTATCGAAGTGTCCGTTTGATTGGCAGTGTCGGCGGCATCGGTACGGATCATCTGATCCAAGAAATCAATAGTGCCAGAGGGGAGGCTATAGCTCGCCGTGCCTGCGACCAGCGTCTCACTGCCCTCCTCTATCGTCCACAGGTTTAGACCACGGTTGATCCACTCCAGAGACATCAGGTCGAGACTGCGTCTGGCGGTCTTCAGATCGTACCCACCACGCATCTCAACACCGGCACGCTCGTATGCTTCCTCGCAAATATCAGAAATATCGAGGGTGAAAGAAGTCGTGCCGCTGGTAGCCATTAACCTTCCTCCGCTTCATTCATGCTCTTTATCGCCTCAAGTTCGGCCTGCTTGCCATAGTCGCCAAGAAACTCCCGCTCTTCCGGGGAAATGGGAAGCCGGGTATTAAACGGAAGCTCGGGGCCTGATATGTCGATTACCGAAATCCACGGCACGGCCTTCCCGTCATCAATCAACGTGATCGGAAGACGAAAATATTCCCCCACTTTCTCACCCATCTCAGGCAGACCGCTTCCGCTTGGGAGATTTCCCCTTCTTCTTTTTCTTCTTTGCATACTCCGCAGCGGCGAGCCTACCCTTGGTAGTGTATGGAAATTTCTTGCCCTTTACATCCGGCACCTACTTGCTCCTCTTCGATGCGCGCCGTCCTTCAGACAGCGCTATTGCAATTGCCTGCTTGCGACTCTTGACCTTCGGTCCCTTCTTGCTGCCAGACCGCAACGCCCCTTTCCCGAACTCACGCATGACCTTCGACGTTTTTTTCTTCCCGCGTCCGGTCAATTGCTTCGGGGTCTGCGCTCGCGAAATCGCCATTTCTAGGGAATCGACCGGGCAACCATAAGCCTGTCGAATTTCTCTTCAAGCCTGTCGAATCTGCTCATCAGGTCTTTCATGTCCTGCTGGAGATCACCCTTGGTCACATAGGTTTTCGCGA